ACTTAACAGAATTTAGACCTATTACGGAGGTTTTATGGTTTAATTCTACTGATTATGATGGAATCAATAAATTTAATTATGGGAATGTGAATTCCGTATCTTCATTTACTATTAACTTCGCAACATCAAGTATTGTTCAAAATATAAAATATTGTATTTTAGGTGATGTGAATCTTTCTCATTCTTCTCAATAGAATAGTATTTATATAAAAAAACTTTACATGGCTCTGTTGAATGAATTAGATAGGATTAAAAATGTGATGGGTATAATTTCTGAGGAAAAAGGTGTCACAGGTAGAAGAATGAATGTTAATTTAGGAAAAACTGTAGACATCCTTAATTATCTGAAATTATATAATCAAAAAATAGAGAATATGCTTCAAGCTATTACTATTTTAGCTCAATCACAAATTATTGATTTTGGAATGTTGGAAAGAGGACTTAGAAAAATTTTATTAAAAAAGGGCGACAAACAGAGTAATGTAGAAAACTACTTAGCAAAAATTATTGGTTCCTTGAAATTTAGAGAAAGAGGTGGTTATGGTACTGAACCTGAAAGTGAAGACTATGAATTTGAATTTGATGAACCTTCAATTGTACCAAAAAAAGTTTATAAAAAAGAATTATATGAATTACAGGTTGAACTTTTAAGGATGCAAGAATGGTTAAAGAAAACAGGGAAAACAGTAATTATTGTTTTTGAAGGGAGAGATTCAGCCGGAAAAGGGTCAACAATAAAAAAGTTTGTTGAAAATTTAAATCCAAGATACTATAATGTGATTGCTTTAGGCATACCTACACCAGAAGACAGAAAAGATTGGTGGAACAGATACCGTAGTCAGATAAAACCAGGAATGATTAATTTGTTTGATAGAAGTTGGTATAATAGAGGTTTGATTGAACCTGTAATGGGTTATGGGTCACCCGAAGAATATGAAGATTTTATGGAAAATGTGGAAAACTTTGAAAATGATTTGGTTAAAGACGGTGATTACCTTTTTAAATTGTGGTTCTCAATAGATAAAGATACACAAAAGAGAAGATTTGATATCAGACAAAAATCACCACTCAAATATTGGAAATATTCACCAAATGATGAAAAAATGCAGGATTTGTGGGATAGGTTTACAGAATTTAAAGAAAAATTATTTGACAAAACATCAACAATAAATCACCCTTGGGTCATAGTAGATGCTGAGGATAAAAGAGTTTCGGGACTTAACGCTATAAGATACGTTTTACAAAACATACCTTATGAACCCAAAAATGAAGCGGTATTGGATAAAGAGTTCCCCGAAGTAATTACAGTTTTAAAACCTGAAAACAATGAGTAACTTACGTGATATAATCAGAGAAGCACTTGAACAACATTTGGATAAATCTTTGATTTTAAAAGAAGAAACTAATGTTTCTGATGCCTTGAAATACCACATTGATAACAATCTTACATTAACAAACAATATATTCAGAGTTTATTCCGAGGGATATTTTGATTTGGTTAATGAAGTAAGAGAATTATGGAATGAGGGTAAAATTGATTTGAACGAAGAAGACAAATTTATGGTTGAATCTGATTTAGGAATCAAAGTCAAGATAGGTAAAGAATATGTTTATCTTGATGCACCTTATATTTCAGAAACTGAAACAGAGGAGGATATATTAGCCGAAGCTAAACACCATGGAAAAAATGTACATTTGGGTAAACCATTCAGAACACCAGGAGGTCCTAAGAAATTTGCTGTATATGTAAGAAAACCCGGTGGTGGAATCAAAAAAGTTACATTTGGTGACCCGAAATTGAAGGTTAGAAATAGAAACAAAAAAGCAGCTAAATCTTTCAGAGCTCGTCACAAATGTTCTCAAAAGAAAGACAGAACAACAGCAGGGTATTGGTCTTGTCATGTTGGTAGATACTCTAAACAACTTGGACTGTCATCTTCAAATTCTTGGTGATGGAAGTAGAATCAATAAAAAAATATTTACAAAACTATCTTGATTTTGTTTTAAATGAAAGATATAGTAAAAAACGGGAAGAAATTGGATTAAGCCCAATTGAATTCCAAGTTTATGATATAATAAAAGGGAGCTACCAACCACCGATTATTCATGTGTTTTTGGATTCAGAACCAGAAATGAAAAGAAGCTTTGCTAACAAACCATGGGCTAAAATGTTCATGAATGAAGTTGAAAAAGATATTGAAAACTTTATGAAGTCAGTTTCAATCAGATTCAAAATAAAAGTCCATTGGAACAAAAGACCAATCTTTAAAAATGACTCCCTACACACAACAGATTAACGAGGGTAAAATCTATAGAACATTCAGTCCTGATGTTGATTCAGACGAATTGAAATGGCATCAAGATTTAAAAGATAGAAAAGTCACAATAATTGAAAATGGAGGTTGGTCATTTCAAATGGATAATTCCATGCCAAACAAATTGTCAAACGCCCAACAACTTTTCATTCCGAAATTTGTTTGGCACAGAGTCATAAGAGGTGAGGGCAAACTTATTGTTGAAATTGAAGAATTTTAGTACAATTGGTCCAAGTCAAATTTCTTAACAAATGCGGGGAATGCTTCTTTGTAAGATTTTTCAGATTCATCGGTGATTTTATTTGTAAATTGCCAATTCCAATAAAAAGTATCATTTGGTTTGAAGCCATAGAATGTGTGAACTCTTTTTTGAGTATCAACAACATCCATACCTTTCCAGTTTTGTCCAGTACAAATAAATCCACTTTGGATACCCTCAACAATATTTGATTCACCCAAAGTTGTATGTCTGTTCTCAATCCATGTTAATCTTTCAATTAATTTTTGGTAGAACATATTGGCTTGACCCCATCTCACAGAAGTAAAAAATATAACAGCATTTGAATCAAATAATTCTTTGGATATTTTCCAAAGTTCATCACTTTTATCATTGAAACTTGCCCAACATCTATGATATCCTGTAGGATTTTTATCTTTGTCTTTCAATTTAGACTTCATTAATCCACAAGAGTTACCATCTTTCCTTGAAACATTACCTTCACAAGGAATAATGTTTAATTCGGGTACATCAATCAAAACAGATTTGTCATTCAGATATTCATTTATCACCATCGCAAGAATTGTGGATTTAGGAATATCAACATCATTCGGGTCCCAATTGTATCTGTTAGAACATGGTAATAGTAATACCTTATCCAACTTTTTTAGTTCAGATATTGTCTTTTCAAGTTTTTTCAGGTTACCAGTAGAATTGTTTTTTTCGGTAACATTATACTTGTCAAATATTTCTTGCAATCTATTATCCATCAACTATAAATACTTTGAAATACATAATAAAAAACCCACCATAAAGGTGGGTTTAAATTATGCTCTTTGTGTTGGGGTCAATTCTTCCGCCATTCTATCTCTTCTTAAATTATATTCTAGTTGAGTTATCAATGGCTGAGGTTCTGCGGCCATTGTCATTGGTCTTTCTTGATTTGGTGGGTAAACCTGCGGAATTTCCATTTCCTCAAGTAACTCACGTATTGTGTTCACTTCTCTTTCATAATTTGCCGGTACTGTTTGGTCCACCATTGGCTCTTGAACAAATTCAACTCTCATTTTTTCATGTGCGGTTAAACATTCATTATGAACTTGTTCTTGGATTTCATTTGATGACAAATTCTTGTTAGTTGATTGAGATTTGAAAATTTTTCTAACAATCGGAAACAAATAATCATCAACATCAAGTTCAAGATAATCGGTTCTTGAATCTTCAGCATTCCAAAAACTGAATTCATTATCACCGTCTAAACCTTTGAACCCAGCAAATTTATATCCTGTTAATTTATTAATGAAATACACTAAAATACCTCTTCTCCAATATTTTTCAAAATATTGTTTTTCTTTTTGGTAAGTGGTACACCATCTTGTTGAAGCACCGTATTTAACAGATGATGCAAATGTTAAAGGTCTTAATGCAACCCACTTTTCATCTTCAAATTCTTTAATTATTTGACCTTCAAGTTCTTTATTTAATTCTTTCATTGATGCTAAAGTTACTGCACCTCTTAAGTCATCAAGATTTTGATAGGTAGACACATCTTTATTCTCAATTTGACCTTTGTCCATGTAATCCATAAATTCTCTCAAAGTTGTGTATGTATCTAAACTGAAATGTTCTGCAATGTAATGTGCAATATAATACATTTGACTATCAGTAAGGCCATCAGTTGAAATTCCTTTATTCATCAACATAGATTGAACTTCCATCATATTTGTCAAATAATCATTTCTATCACCCCAATTTTTTTTTGTATTAAATTTTTGACCAAATATTTTACAAAATAATGGAAGATACTTGTAGGTTTTAGAAGTATCTATTCTTGTCAACATATCAAAAATGGTGACATTTAACTCTGGGTATTGTTTTTTCAATTCATTTAACCGAGACATATTTAACTTTTTTTAAAAATATAAATGAAATAAAAATTTAAGTCAAAAAAAAACACTCAGTATTTGTACTGAATGTTTATAATTTTTGCTGTTAGGGTAGGAGTCGAACCTACAAACGGAGATTCAATAAGTAACATAAGTGCTTGCAAGCTGGTGGTCTACCCCAGTATTACTTATCTATTTCTTAATCCGTACCCTCGGGACTGAAGGGTGTGTTTGCCAAGTCATAACTGAGATGACTAATTTCACCACCTAACAATGTGTTAGGAACCCCTCATAAACCTAACTCCGTGTTCTATGACAACTCACGGTAACCGCCATAGATAGAGGGATTTTTGCGGAGAGGAAGGGAATCGAACCCCCAAAGCTTTTACACCCAGCCGATTTCAAGTCGGTGTCCTCGTCCATTCGGACCCTCTCCATTTATTTTTTTTTAACGGTATAACCAAAATTTATTAAAACATCTTTACAAAGTCCAATAAATTCATCTACTGTTAAATCGCTTTTTGCTCTATTTGCTTCAGGTCTCGCAACACCTAAATTACTAAAAGAACTTTCTCCACCTAACATTCTCGGAACAATATGGTCAAACTCGTAGGTATTGAAATCTTCAATATCTATTGGTCTACCCGTTAAATAACATTTATCAATTGAAGATAGATATTCTTTTATCTTCTTTCTATCAAAATCACCTCTTTTGTTATATGTGATTTTTTTTCCATCATACTCGGTTATAAACTTTTCTGTCTTGTGTAACCAAGGGTTTAATTTTCTTTGTTTTTTAACCCTATCATACGCCTTCTCTTTTTGTTTATCACCTAAATGATATGATATCGTAGATTTACTACATCCTAAAGTTTTCTGAATTTGTTGGTAAGAATACCCCTTATCCTTCAACTTAAATATTTCTTCTTTCAATGACATATATCTTATAAATATATGTTCGTATCAAAAAAGATTAGAACCTATCTTTTCGTAATTGTTACAAATTTAGTATATTTGCACAATGAAAACAATAATTATCACAACTTTTTTACTTTTTACAACGGTTTGTGTAAAAAGTCAAACAACTGATTTGATGTATGTTCCTGACCAAAAAAGCTTGGTTGCAACATATAATAGTAACTATTCCCCAATTGGATTTTATGTCGGAGGTTATTTTACAACCTCATTTCCTCAACCATATCTATATACAACTCCATTAACTATTGTGAATAGAATTGGACTTAGTTTTTCAAATGGTCAGGTTGGAATTATGTTAGGTGCAAATTTAAAATCTTATGTAGATAGCTTGGCGATGGGTCCTGACATTTGGTTTAAAGTCTATCCTTTGAGAATATTAACAAAAACTAAACATGGATTTGATTTTACTTTAGGTATCAATTGTGCTGACAAAGTTAGATATGGTATCGGATTATCAATACCTTTTGGTATTTATTGATAATGAATGAAGTTGATGAAATAAGGAAAGGGATATCAAATACCAACAAATACTTAAAGGATTATGTCTTTGATGTTTATTATTTGCCCGATGCCAATGGAAACCTTAGAATCCCAACAAATGTTAAAGTAAAACTTACAGGTCTAAAACATTATGTTGATATGGGACATTCTAAACCATTTGTCCAATTTACAGCATATATTCTACCTTCAAATTCAGAATCAGATTTATTCAACTCTATATTGACCGCACATTTTGGTAAAGAAACCGAAATTAAAACCTATGATTATGGTAAGTATCAACAATTCGGATGGGTCATACAAAAAAAATTATCTGAATTTTTGAAATATTTTTCATTACCTGATGCAATACTTACTAAAGTAGTTAATGAAGTAAAACCGATGAAATTGAATGAAAGTTTAATAACAGAAGCCAGATTTGATAATGCAGTAAGAACTGTTGTAAAAGATGTGATTTCTTTTTTCAAGTATCAGAGAGAGGGAGATTTTGGTTTACCTGAGGATTTAAGACCTGACCAACTGACTTACAGTTTCCCTGATATGCAAACAGAATTTTCAGTTTTTTTAGATTTGCAAATAGATGAAAATATACAAGAAATTGATGTTGATGCTGACTATTACAGAGATGATGATTTGATTTATTTAACAATTATTTCTCCGCCAATACAGAAAGCTGGTTATAAAGATTTACAAAAGCTGACTAGTGAGTTGAACGAAGTTTTAAGACACGAATTTGAACATATCAAACAATTGGAACAAGGTTATAAATTTCCAAAAAAAGAACCTGCCGACCCATACAAATATTACACACAACCACACGAATTAGAGGCTCAAAAAGCAGGATTTAGAAGAAGAGCTAAGGGAGAAAAATTAGATTTTGAAACCGTTGTAAGAAATTGGTTTGAAAAAAATCCTCACAAACACAATTTAAATCCTGAACAAAAAGAAAAAGTCATACAAAAAATTATTCAAAAGTAATGAATGAATTGAAAATATTTCGTAAGGTACTGATGGAGCATTCATTCAATAAAGATGGATATGAATACCATTTTTTATCGGTGGAACTTGATGAAAAAGGATGGAGTTATGATATTGTGGTGAATGTTATTTTACCCGTCAAAGGCCAGTCATATGCAATTCCTGTCTTCAGCGGACACATTCATGAAATATTATCAAATATTTGGAAATATGTGGGAAGTTCTTTCTCTTATTCAGAAAAAATATTAGTTGATGGTAAAGAACCAATTGATAAAGGTATTTTTGTTTCCGAAGAAAAACAAAAAGAAGTTTTGACCACAATGAGAGAAGAAATTAAAGAAATAACTCTCAGAACTGCATTAGGGCATTTAACATTTGAAATATTTTGGAAACCACAAAAAAAATTTTATTTTCTAGATGATGTATATATTGATTTCATTTTTAACATTGAAATATCCAATTTTAAATTGAATGGTCTTTATGCGAAACCTAATTTGAAAATTGCTGATGATGTCGCTGGTTCTATTTTGAATGTCATGTATGACTCAGATGGATTAAGGGATGAACTCAATAATATAATCTATGATGTGATGAGTGATGAAATCAATATTACAAATATTGATGACTTATATTATCAAGTTCTTTTCTATATCACCAAGTTGGATGGTTTTGAAGTTAGTGGAATGTGGAGTAATCACTATGATTTGGAACCTGATATGTTTACTTAAATTTTCTGATGATTTTCTTAAGGACTGTACCTAAAATATCCTTACTCAAAATTATAACTCCAGAAGCAATTAATCTTTCAGCAATTAACATGGCTGCATCACTAACATTATTATAGTCCATAGCGATGGAATAGATGTCAGCGATTATCGGTATCAAAAAACTGTAGGCCACCATATCCAAAACAGCACCACTAGTAACTCTACATGATTTTAAGAAGTTAACAAAGGAGTTTTTCAATGATTGGCCTTGATTTAAAACCACTTCAAATTCTTTTTCTAAACCCTCATCTTTGATTTTTTTCATCAGGCTTATAATTCCTCTTTTGTTTTCAAAAAAAATAGTAAAAGCCACTCCTGCCAAAACTAATGCGATTTCTTTTTCTGATAAGTGGAAACCTTGTTTTCTTATAAAATTATCCAAAGGCATAACCAAACCACCCACAGATGCACCCCATGTTAATAACATTTTCAAATTGAGTCCATAATTTTTCATGACTCTGTTGACCATGTTATTTGTAAAAGATTTCAATTGTTTCATATTACTTGAAAAATTTGATTCATTTTGTTCAAGTAATATTGTTTGAAGTTGAGATTCAGTTATTAAAAAGTCCATATGTTATATAAATACTTGTAATATATTTATAATCATGAAAGGTAAACTAAATCCTGAGTTGAAAGTCGGAAATAGAATAATGTGTCTTCACATGGAAGGAGAGACAGGAGTACCTCCGGGTACTTTGGGAACTGTCAGGAGAATATCAAGAGACCCTTTTGAATCTCCTGATGAAAATATCATCAATGTTAATTGGGACAATGGGAGTACCCTCGCATTGATTTCATCAACAGATGCATGGAAATTTGCGCCTGAGGAATCAATCCAAGAAAGTACTAATTCTAATTCAGAATGGGATTTTATTGTAAAAAATGAAGATGTACTTGAAAATTTTGATTGGAGATGGTTGCGTGAATTTTTGTATAAAATAAGAGAAAGTGGAATTATAAATATGTTTGGAGCTTCTCCACTTTTATATGCCGGTAAGGAACATATTGATAGGTACTATGGTGAAGGTAGAGAGGATGATGAAAACTTTCAAGCTGTTTTGGATGATGCTGATGAAGCAAGAAACAAAATTGTCCAAGGTGTAATGAAATACATGGAAAAAAATAACAAGGATTTAGATAACTTAAACCAAGTAAATGCCTTTGCAAGAAACTTTTCACAGAAAATTATAGGTCTCTATATTATTTTTTCAAAATACCGTAAAGAACCTTAATTACTCAATGGAGCCTTGATTGGAGGTTGACACAAATAATTCATTAACTCAATTTTGGACACATCTATTTTACCCCATTCAACAACATAACCGTCCCAATAAGTGTAGTCAAAATTTAATTCTACCCAAGGTAATTCAAAGGATTTTCTAGATTTTTGTTCTATTGCTTGTTCAACATGATTGAGATATAAATGTGTATCTCCGAGATTTCCAATAAGCTCATCAGGAATCATGTTAACTTCTTTTGCTATCAAACTTAATAAAAGTCCGTAAGATGCAATATTGAATGGTAGACCTAAGAATGTATCCACAGAACGTTGATTCCACATTAATGAGATTGCTCGTTTAGGAATATTCCCTTCATCAAATTTACTATGTAACCATTCTCTATCCTCTATTGTCATATCACTATTTTCAATATTATCTTCAATATTAAAACTACCATGTATATCATAAAAAATATCTGGGTTTGGGTGTTGCTTTGCTCGTTCATCTAAACTCAACTCTCTTGTATAAACTTGAAATCCATAATGACAAGGTGGCAAAACCATTTGGTCTAATTCGGCAACATTCCAAGCAGAGACCATCAATCTTCTTGAATCAGGTTCAGTTTTTAACATATAAATCAATCTTTGGATTTGGTCAAACCAAAGTGAGCCCATTCCTTCATCCTTATAATCCATCCAACCCTGCCATTGTCTCCACTGTTTACCGTAGATTGGTCCCAAGTCGCCCCAATGTTCTGCGAATCTCTTATCAGTTTTTATTTTTGAAATAAATTCCTCTTGAGATAAATTGAAATGTGGGTGACCAGACATTGCTGTATTCAATTCAAACTCTCTTTTTGTCTGCCTCAAATAGTTTTTATAAGCGTCACCATCCCAAATATGACAACCATTATCAACAAGGTATTTGATGTTTGTAGAACCTTGAAGGAACCACAATAGTTCCGTAACCATTGTTTTCCAAGCCATTTTTTTTGTGGTCAACAATGGAAAACCTTCAGACATTTTGTGTCGGATTTGGCGTCCGAACACAGACTTTGTTCCTGTACCGGTTCTATCTGTTTTGACAACTCCGTTATCTAAAATATCTTGTAATAATTCCTGATATTGATTATCTAAATTATTCATTTAATACCCTTTTTGAATTATGAAACCATACGCCCAACTCAGCCAACTGATTTGAAAACCTAACGCAGGACTAGTAACCCCTGTTTCAAGGAAATAATCTGAGTCATACCAAATTGAGATACAAGGGATGAACCATATTTTGTTTCTAAATCTAACAAATTTGTTTTGTACAACGAACCATTTTGAATTCATTTCACTAAGATTTTAGATGATTGAATGACAGTTCTATAGATTCTACCAAAGTCATTTTGGGATTCATATCCCTTAACTTTTTAGATAAATCTAATACTTGTTCTCTAATTTTCAGTTCAGACGCTTCATGTAAAATTTCTTCAATTATTTCTTCATTACTCATAGTAAACCTGCGTGTTTTTTCCAACCTTCTTCCATATGTTCTCTTGAGGAGTTGTATTTTCCAAAGTCTCCCCAATTCTCCAAAAGTTCCAAGAATGCGGTTTTAAGTTTATTATAATTTTCTATATTTTCTTCTTTACCTAACATGAAAGATTGATACATACAACTATCTATGGCATGTTTAGATAAAAATGCTGAATGTGGTATGGTGTTTTGATATATTTCTTCTAATTTATCCTTCATGATTCATAATTTTAATCCCATTTAATCATGGGGCAAACTTTGTTTTTTACTGAATATATCATTCCCTTAATTATACCCCAAGTGTCTGTCTCAAAGAAATTAACTATACCAAAAACGGTGAATATACCTATTCCTGTTGCTCCTATCCAAGCAAAGATATAAACAAGTCCCATCCAAGCCCCTTTTTCTTTGAATAATTGAATTAGCCCAACAACAATTAAGAACAAAAACATCAATCCTAAAAAACCAAAATAAATTCTACCAAACCATTTATCAATATTCGGTCCTTTTTTTTCATACCATTTGAAAAATTTATTTGGTCCTTTATCAGAGCTACTATTAATGGTTTTTTTAATTGGTTTTATGGCTATCGCTCCGAAAACTTTCCATAACAGAATTACTGGTGATAGTAAAATGAAACTTACTATTGTCCAAAAATATGGACAAAGACTTTTGAATTCATAAGTAGGATAATATCCTTTGACAAAATTGTAATACTTGGAGTGCCAAGAGTTTTTACTAAGATTTACTAACATATATTTTTATTTTTTAATTAACATGTTTGTGTTCGCAATTGGAAAACGAGCTACGGGAACTCTTTTTTCTTCTACTGAAGTCCCATCTACTTGCATTACTTGATAGAAATTTTCTTCAATTTTCACGGTTGGGACATCATTATAAAGGTATAAGATTTCAGAACTTTCTGCTTTACCTTCATAAAGTTTAGCCGATTTGGTTGATGTGTTGAATACTAATGTTTGCATTTTTTGTTTTTTTTATTGTGTTTATAATCTTTCAAAATTTATTGTATCATCTTTGCCGATGTCATCAAACGGTCTCCACAAAGTAAATTTACCTCCGACTCTTGGTAATGTGTGATGTTCTCTATGTCCGCACCATTGACACTCTCTCACAACTACACGGATGAATTCTCTATCATTTGGGTGACCCTCAACTTTGTGTTTTTCCCTTCGGTATTCCCAATTATGTGCTCCTATATAACAAAAAGGGTTAATCATTTCTTATCTATTTTCTATATTATTATGTATATTCCAAATATTAAAATAATCAAATTCATCTTCTTTTTCCCAACCATGTAATCTCATACTGATTTCATTTCTGGTTTCCAAAGATAACGCTTTTGCAATAATTTCTCTACTCACAGGATGAATCATTTGAACCATATTTACAAAATTTGACCCCTCATTCTTCAAATCCTTAATTCGGTCAATTTTGGATTGAACATACTCTTTTTCCAATTGTTCTTGTTTTTCATCCCACATATGTAATTCAGGAAATGAACTCCAAAAACGGGTACAAACCGTCTTCAATTCCTCAAAACATTCATTTTTTGGAGCAGTATAAAATAATTCTACTGAAGTCATTACTTATCCGAATTTAGCAATCTTTCAACATGGTGGTCACCTGGCATTTCAGATAATTGTTCTCTGTGTCTCAACAAAGGTACAACTTCTCTGTAAAGGTTATATGGTCTGAATTCAGGGTGACCATCCATACCCACATCCATTCTTTGACCTCTACCAAACCTCATGTGAGTTGGAAGATGACAGTGACCGTGTAAGTGCATAACACCTTTATTAAGACCATCCCAGGAACTTATGGGATAGTGCATCAAACGGAATTTAAATTGTCCCAATTCAACTGTATTGTAGTGAGAGACGGATTTAAATAATCCTTGACAACCATCCCTATTATTTTCTATGTGGTGGTCGTGATTTCCCAAGACCAAGTGAATATTTTTGCAAACAAGTCTATTCCAAAATTCGCGTATTTGTTCAAATCCACCAAATGACCAATCACCCAAGTGTATCAATATATCATCTTGTCCAACATGTTCATTTATGTTGTCAACAATTGATGAATTCATTTTTTCTAAAGTTGTGAAATCGCGTGTTTGTGATATGGGAATTTCACCATCTTGAGTTCTCCAATTAGTGGTTCCCCGACATATGTTTTTGTGTGAAAAGTGGGTATCGGAAGTTATCCATACATCCACATCAGGGACATTTTTTGTATTTACGGGTATTTTTATCATAACTGTACAAAGGTAAGAAAGTTTGGGTATTTTACAAAAAAAAACAAGAGAGTTCAAAATAAGGCGAAAGTAAATTACCAAGATACTATCAAGAATATGATGAACTCTTCTTGTGTTCCAAAATTATAAAGAAGTTCAATTTGAATGTCAAACAAAAAAATTGAAAAAACAAAACTATTTATAAGAAAAATAATATTATGAGTGGATATTTTGCTGCTGGTAGATTGACACAAGAAGAAAAGGAAAACATCCTTAGTCAACACAGGCATGTTTATGACGGTTACAGAACAATGCAACCTGAAGTTAATAATCAACAACCCTTATATGTACAAGACTTTGCAAAAGACAAAGTGGGAGCCGTAATTAACAACAAAGGTGTTGTTAAAGGTTATACAAATATGGGAATAAATGAATCAAAAGAAACCAAAGAAGTGTGTGATGAATGTGGTGCAATGATGATGGAAGGAGAATGTTCTGAATGTGGATGGAAAGGAGAAGTTGGTGCCATGGAAGAAAGTGATTCAAATGAACCAAGTTTTATGGATAAAGCTCTTGACACAGCAAAAGATGTAGGAATGTTTGTTGTATCCAACCCCGAAATACTTGCGGCACTTGAAGAAGATACTGATGAAGATGTTTGTGAGTGTGGTGGTATTGTGAGAGAAGGAGAATGTTCTGAATGTGGTTGGAAAAGTGAAATGGAAGAGAAATATGAAACAGGTCATTTAGATGACATATATGATGAACAAGATTTGGACCCTAATGCAGAGTTTGATTATGTAAAAGGAGCATCAAACAAAACAAATGCATTCCATGTGAAAGAAGGGGCTGATGACTATATTGATAACTTTGAAGACCCAGATAATGAAGATGACGGGTTTGAAGATATCAATGCATCAGAGGTAACAGATGAAGTTAAAGAACAAGGTGGAAATGCTCCCGATTTTGACATCAGTAATGTTGATGATGCTTATAATTTTGAAAGTAACGGACCAATGGCTGGTGGTGATGTTTACCCTGTATACGAAGACACAGATGAAGATTGTGATGAATGTTGGGAAAAAATGGAATCAGCTTGGGCTGAAGAAGTAGAAGAACAAGATATCTCAGGAGTCCAAGGAATCTACGGTGATATGGAACCAGCATTTGATTTTGATAGTGAAGGACCAGGTAAAGCGGGACCTTACCAACATTCAAGTTGGGGAGGAGGTTCAACT